TATCCCTTTTATATCGCCCGGATATTAATATCGAGCGCGATTATCGTTCTGATGGAACAATTTTACACGAACTTCCGACTAATGAACCGGAAGTACCACAACAAATTGCGCCAGATATACCTGACGAAATTACTAAAGCAGTTGACACAGCAAAAAATACCGTAGAAAAGTTGATACGGATTCGTAAAATTACGCCAGTTTTACCCACGTTAATTCAACCAACGATTAACGATTTATTAGATACCGTAATTATATGGACAGCAAACGAGGTTCCTAAGCTTGAAGAAATCCAACAAGAGGAAGAAGAAAAACCTGACGAGGAAAAGCACGAAGTCCCAGGGACCGTTTCAGACGAAGGAACGCCTGAGCCCGAACAGTCGGACGATGAATGGCCGACCATGACATCTTCCGGCTTTATCTTCGACGTTCAAAAAAATAAAGACGTATGGGATATGGCACGAGATCAATACTTATTAGATTCCGTTGCTATACAAGAAGATTTTGCCGATGAATTTAATAATGTAATGGAAGGCTACGTCTACCAACTTGTATCCGCTATGGACGAAGTAGGATTAGACGCGCCGGAATATTTAAACTACGAATATGAAGGAGAAACCGTTACCGGTATTCCTGCAAACTATCTTCATTTAAATGATATCATCGTAAAAAACCAAGACGTTGTCAATGAATATGCCGATATATTTCGTAAAACACACGATGAATTTGAAACGTATCGTGTATTAGCTAGTTACGATGTTGCCGCACAAAAAAGAATCCGATATCTTAAAGAGAAATATAAAGATGGAACTGCGGCAAATTACATTGAAATGTACGACAAAAATTATCTGGGAAAATCTCGCGATGGCCTTGAGAAAATATATGTAGACGCACGTACCAACGTTTATAAAATGTTACATTCTGCTTGTCAAATTACGAAAGAAACGTTAGATGCGCAATTAGAATTAGCAATATCCAAATGTTCTTTACTCGCGAAAGAAATTAATATTTTCGCGAAAAAAGAATATGAGAACGCTGCGTACGAAAATAGTACGGCCGGTAAGATTAAAAGCGTTAACACGCCAAGTAATACAACACCTGTTAACGATACAACTAAAAAACCAGACACTGCGTCAAAAGCTAATACTGAAGTTAAAACGGATACAAAAAATTCCGTTAAAAACGTCCAAGAACAAACTAAGCCAACATCTGCTATAGATCCTAAGAAAAAAGCAGAACAGAAAGGGCAATCCGTATGATTGACTTTAAACATCTGCGTCAGAAGATTGCAAACGCAATTGCTCCTGTTCCCGTAAAAGAAGCTGGCGCCACACAAATTACGAACGCAAATTTAAAACAGTTTCAAATTAAACATTTGGGATATAAACCGGATTCCGACGATTATGCACCAGCTGAATCAGATTTGGCTGAAGTTCGTACCGCAATAGAAACCGATAGTTATATTAAAGTTGCGTTAGACAAAACATTTCAAATGGTCTTTAAGGCCGGTTATAAAATTTCTTCGAAAAATGAAAAAGCCGTTGAATATTTAAAACAACGTTTAGCGGTTATGGCATTTGGCACAGGTATTCCGTGGGATATCATGCTGGAAGAATTAGCACGTGACCTGGTTTTTTATTCGAACGCATTTTGGGTAAAAAGCCGTATCGACAAAATTATGGGTGGATTACAGGCTAAACCTGTACTCGGTAAAAAACCGGTCGGCGGTTATTTCCGCACGGATCCAACCACGATTGAGATTAAGCGCGATAATTCCGGTGCCATTAAAAGCTATAAACAGCAAGAAGGCTCTGAAGAAAAAGAATATAAAGCAGAAGATGTCGTGCATTTTTATATTGACCGCGAAGCAAATAATAATTTTGGTACGCCACGTGTCTTAGCTGCTTTAGAAGACGTAAGAATCCTTAGAAAGATTGAAGGAAATACGTTATCATTAATTTATCGTTTCACAATTCCGTTATATCAAATGATTATTGGTCTGCCACAGGAAAATTTAATGGCAACTGATCAGGAAATTGCCGACGCGCAGGACCAGTTAAATAAAATGCCGCTTGACGGTATTATTATCACGAATGAACGTACAGCATTTAAAGCGATTGGTGCAGAAGGCAAAGCTATTGATGTGGCGCCTTATCTACAATATTATGAAAAACGCGTCTTCACCGCATTAAATATGTCCGAGGCCATGATGGGGCGCGGCGGTTCCAAACAAGATGCGGATTCTATGGAAGGCATGCAGCACGATACCGTAAAATATTTCCAAAAGATGATATCTATCTTTATCGAAAACTGCGTCTTTAATGAACTATTATTGGAAGGCGGGTTCAATCCGATTTTCACGCCAGACGATTGGGTATCCTTTGAATTTAATGAAATCAACTTGGATACTAAGGTTAAGATGGAAAACCATGAAATCTTAAAGTTCCAGTCTAACGCAATTACATTCGAAGAAATGCGCCGTAGTCTTGGCCGTGAAGCAGAAGGCGTTGATGAAGCACGCCTCTATAATAATATGATAACAACGGCCAATGCAATCGAATTGATCGACGCAAAAGCCAAAGCAGATGCTGCCACCGGAAACGGAAATATTAAAAATGGCAAGACGCCTTCTTCTAAGCCAACAAAAGAGGCAACCAGTATCGCGCGGCCGACAAACCAGAGCGGAACTACGTCAGCAAAGATAGGTGAATCCATGATTCCTGTTCAAGAAGAAGAGGATCAGACAGTCGCGCGCATCTTAAAAAAAGATCGACATGACAATGAATATCGTGCCGATTTTCCAAAAATGTATAAAAAATACGAGACCCTACGTAATGAGTGTATTGAGAAAGGTAATTTCTCTAAAGGACGCGTAACCAAATACACAGCAGAATTCCAAACCGCTCTTAAAATGTATCTTCAGGAATATGCTAGGCAGGGTTACGCACAAGCACAATTATCAGATCACCAGGTAGCCTATGGCGGTGTTGATATAGATTGCGATGAAGTAATCCACGCTGCCGATACTACGATAGAAAGATTTGTTAAAGATCTTGCTACCAAAGTAGAAGCAAAGGATGCAGACATCAACAGTTGTTTTGACTACATGGAATATCGTTTACGGTTCGCTTGTGTTTATTTTACAAAAAAAGCCTTGAATTACGGGATAGTTAAAGGCTACGCAGTACAGGGCGTGAAAAAGCTCCCGTTAGATTTAACCGATACACATAAGGACCGCGAAGCTACCATTTATACTGATAATTTTAACATAGATCAAATCCCTCCTTTCTCACCGTACTGTTCATGCAGTATAAAACGACCAAAGCAGAGGAGTAAGTCATGAGCATTTTATTAAAAGAGTATGGCAGTTTCGTTCCTAAAAAAGACGAAGGCGCCGAAATCTCTTTTAAAGAAGCATCGTTCAGCGATTTAACCGAACCTGTAGCGGGCACGTTGATGGTAGATGTCGAAGGGATTCATTCATACCCATTTCACACGCGAAACTTTACTCGGTATATGCCGGACGCATTAAAAGAAAGCATCCCGAGATGGACAAATCCATATTTAAAACCACTGATTAAATATCATAACGATCAGGACGGAAAAATTATCGGACGTGTCTATCACACAGAATATACTGAGCATACTAGCGTGGAGGGTGTTGGTGGTCTGATTTTTACGATCGCTGTCCCCGACCAGGAAGCGGAGCATGATGTCCTTAGCCGCTTGTTAGAAACAGTATCGATTGGCGTTTCCGCCAGCGACGTTCGCTGTAGTGTATGCGGCGCCCAAATTACCGATGCGACCGAAGGTTGTCCTAACGGGCATATCAGAGGAACAAAAACGGAAGACGGGCAATACTGTTTCTGGGACATCTACGCGATCGATCCGAAAGAAATTAGTTATGTTATCGTACCATCTGACCCGTTTGCAAAGAACATCCGTACTTACCGAGTAGGTGAGCAGGACATCCGGTTGGCAGCGGGAGACGATGGCACACAAGGGGTTTCCCTAAAAGAACAAACCGGAGGAAATAATCCGACTGAAATGGATTTAGAAAAACAATTACAAGAAGCTAAAGCCAGAATTGAAGAACTTGAAAAACAGTTGAAAGAAGCGAAAGGTCCAGAACCTACTGATGTTGAAACTATTAAAGCGGAAAATGCTCAGTTAAAGGAAGACATCGCAAAAATTCAGGCTGAGCTTAATACATTAAAAGAAAGCGGCGCCGCCGATAAAACTGCGCTAACCGCTGCTGAATCTGCTAAAGCCGAAGCGGAAGCGGCCGTAGAAGCTGCCAAAGCAGAAACCGACGTAATCCGTCAGGAAAAAGAAGCAGCTGAAGCAAACGGTTTAAAGACGCAGGAAGCTTACCGTACTTTTGTAACTGGTATGCTTAACGATCTGCGTAAAATCGCCGGTAAGTCCGAATTAAAAGAAGAAGAAATTACGAGTCGGTCCATGGAATCCTTACAGGACGCCATCAAAGACGTTCGGGAAGAAATCGTCGTTTTGCGTAATATCAACTTCAAGGAAGGCTCAGTGCCAAATCCGACACTTCCGCCAAAAGATGGTGGTCCGACAAAGACCGAACAGAAACATCGTGAAGTCAATCTGTCAGAAGGCATTGAAAAGCTTTTCCGCAGCTTAGTTTAATTTCTTAATCTTAAGGAGAATAAGTTAGAAAAATGGCGTTACAACCTCATGATTCCTTCTATACGAAGGATATTTTACAGCCTGGTGCACATGGTGAACAGTTTGTAGCCAATCTGCCCGGTTATCGCGAAGATCAGGTTCGTATTAATCGTACCAACAATCGTTTGAGCATGACCGACCATGATGTGCCGCCAATTAAATATGATTTTGACGACCGTATGCCTGTACTGTTCCGGTACGGATTCGCATATGGTTTCAACCAGATCGTAGTTCCTAAAGGCCGTATCGTAGCTGTTGATCCGAACATGTCCACTGTGGACTTTGAAACCAAAGTTCCACACAATGTTCTGACCCTGGCCAATGGTGGCGTGCCGGTTCGTCTGCGCGAAGCCGATGACAAGTATTCGACCGTAAGCTATAAAGATACTAATGGCAAATCCTTAGAAATCATTTCCGATGAAGGATCTGGCCAAGCATTAGCTAATATCGGTAAAGACTGGATTCCTCTGGCTTGCAATGGCGACTTAACCGCTGCTTATCCACAAGGAGATAAGGCTAAAGGCCGGTTCTTTAAACCGTTCGCAGAAAAAACCGCTGCAAAACAGCTAGATGATGCAGGCTTTGCCGTAAACGCAACTACTGGTCGCGTTGTTAACAAAGCAGATGGCATTGTTGCTGATCATGTGCGTGTTGGCAATGTTCCTGTCGGCATGATTGAGCGTAACGAATATACTCGTGACATTGATGCTTACAACGGCATCATGCCTGGTCCGATTCGTACAGATGCTATGGTAGAAATGCCTTGGTTCGCATTCAAAGACAAAGCAGAAAACAATCTGTGGGGTTCCGTATATGGCATGTTACTACCTGGTGACCTGGTTAAATCCGACGAAAACGGTCGTATCACCGCTTCTCCGTTAAATGACCCAGAATTAGTAGCAGATATGTCCATTGCTGAATACGAAGCAGAACGTCGTCAGGTTATCGGTGAAGTATATGCTACTTCTAAGGCACTGTTGCCGGAAGGTTCCGCTAAATGGGCTACCTGGGCACTGGCTGATCGTCTAAACTACGAAGAGTTCAATCCGACCGTATATCGTGAAACAAATCGTCGGAACGAAGATGCAATCAACAATAGTCCGCATAACAGCACTGGCGAATATCCTGGCTATCCGTTTGATAAAGCATTTAATAACAGCAACCTGCATATGCTTGGTGCTAACCTGCGCAATGGCAACTATGATCCCCGTATGGACGCAGAATGGCAGTACAGCGAACTTGGTATTCCTGGTCTAACAGACGGTTATAACGCAGTCGTACAGGAAATGCCGGAAATGAAAGCTGGCGAAATCCATAAGCATGATGCTGCCGTAGATTACATTGAAGAATATTTCCGCCTGAACCATGTAAACGTAGTTCCAAAATCTTTAAAAGTAAAAATTGAAAAGTCAGATGGAACCGCTGTTACACAGGGTACCGATGGTTGGGAAGATTTGTTTGATGAAACAACCGGTACTCCAAATATTGGCAAAAAGTTAGCCAGCGATTCTCTCGAAATTACTTTCGTAGATCCGCTGATGGGCATTGTTAAACTAATGCCGGTTGCAAAAGCTGACGAACAGGATCCAACAAAGAAAACTTATGCATTAGATGGTCTGTTTGCAGACGACAAAGATACACTGACTGTTAAGTTTAAATATTCCAAACGCGGCCTGGCTGGCGTTCCGACCTGGATGGATTGGGACGGTTGCGTAGGCTCCGTGCACGTACTGTTAACGAAATAATTAAGCGGCCCGCGGGAACGAAGCTCATCCTCCTGGCTAAGCTCCCGCGCGCTTAATATATAATTTACGAGGAGATATTATATCTAATGAAGATTCAAGAAATGCTCACCGAGAACAATGCGTTGCGTGAAGCCGCTCAGGCTCAGTGGGCCGACTATAAAGCTGGCAAAGGCGAAAAACCGACTGCCGAAGTCAGCACGTTCGATATGATCGAAAAGATGTGCCTGAACTCTTTAGGTGATTTTAGTAAGGGTCGTGTAACCGTACAGGAAACCCTGCACACCACTGACGTAGTAAAATTAATTCCTAAAGTAATCGAAGGCAAACTGCGTGAAGCTGCAGAACCAGTATATCTGGCAACTCGCTTCATGAAAACCGTAACCGTAGCTTCCGGAAATTCTGCCGTATACGTAATTCCTATTGTAGGCGAACTCGTAGCGCATGAAATTTCTGAAGGCGGCCGTTATCCGGAAGAGTCCGTTGATTACGCTACCATGGAAAATGGTACCTTCGAGATCCGCGTAAAGAAAGTTGGTCTGAAGGTTTCCATTACCGAGGAAGCTGTAACCGATGGCGCTTGGGATATTATGGGCATCAACATTTCCAAAATGGGCCGTGCTATGGCTCGTTATAAAGAAGAGCTGTGCTTTAATGCATTCTCTGATCATGGCCATCCTGTATTTGATAATGCACTGCGTGGTCAAAAACCGGAAGCTGGTACCAGCGGCCGTGCTGCTGACGGCTCCTATAATGATACTCTGTCCGTAGAAGACTTCCTGGATCTGGTACTGGCACTGATGGGCCAGAATCGTGTTCCGACCGACGTCATCATGCATCCGCTGACCTGGGTTGTATTTGCTCGCAACTCCATGATCGGCAATGGTATGACCTACGGTGCGATGGGCGCTTCTCAGGTACATCCTTGGGGTGCTACACAGGGTACTCCTGGTTTTGCCGGCTTACAGGCTGATCAAGGTCCGCAAAAGTTAATCATGACTCCGGAACAGACTCAAAATCGTCTGCCGATGCCAATCCGCATTAACTTTAGCCCATTCGTTAAATTTGACAAAATCAATAAGAAATTTGATATGTATGTGCTGGACGCTAACGAAGTCGGTGTTATCGCACAGCGTGAAGCGCTGTCCACCGATAACTGGACCGATCCGGAACGCGATATTCGCCTGTTAAAGGTAAAAGAACGTTATGGTGTAGGTATCCAAGACAATGGTCGTGGTATCGTGGTAGCACGCAACCTGGCCGTAGCTCCGACCTATCCGGTTCCGCCTGTAGTAAAAGTACAGAACGAAGTAACTGGCACAATCGAAAACACTGGCAACTAATCGCTAAATTCATAATACGGCGGCAGACATTACGCTGCCGTCGTATTTTTGCATATGAGGTATACCTATGACAAATGTTATTGCTGAAATTCGTCTGGCATCCGGTGAAGTAGGGTACTACGATGATTATTCAGGTATTTATTTAAACTCAAATCATCCAACTGCAAAAATCTACGCAGGAATGAATACGACACAAATTCGTAGAAGTATTCGTTCTGGTCGTTTACGTTTAATTTCTGGTTCTTTAAGCGCACCGGCGCCGACAAAGGAAGAAAAGCCGGCCGTAAAAGAAGTCAAAGCCAAAGTGGAAGTTGCAAAGGAAGAGCCACTTCCAGAAGTTAAACCAGAGCCTGTCGTAGAAACTCCGGCAGAACCTGTCGTAGAAGCACCTGTTGTTGAAGAGCCAGTTGAAGCTCCGGCCGAAGAAATTGCCGAAGAACAGGTAAAACCAAAACGTCGTTCCCGTAAAAAACAAGCGGATAACGAATAAGGAGTAGCCCATGTTCAAGGAATTCAATCTTCTATCAATTCAGTCAGTTGCGGCAGAGAAATTTATTGACCTCACGTTCAACTTTGACATAAGATCGGATTCCGTAAAAGGGGACTCGATCATCGTAACCAGAGCACGGGATGATAATCATATCCCGTTTCGGTTTACGGTTAAGAATGATCTAATCCGATTAGAATTTGACGATTGGTTTAGTCCGAATGAAGAATATTTTATTATCATTAATAAAGAAATTAAAAATATTATCGGACACCAATTGTTACATACGATTCGTCGTCGCTTAGTATTTAAAAGCGAAATTACGAACAAAGTAAAAATCGTTAGTCCGTACATGCATGAAAAAATTCAATCGTTATCTTTTGTATTAGAAGATTCAGAAGAAGTTCCATTTGGAAATTATTATGTAGAATTAGCGATTGAAAATAAGTTTTATAATACGGTCTATCATTCCGAAATACAACAAACAGAGTTTACGTTCGTAATCCATCCTGATTTACCACCCGGACAATATTATGCCCGTGCGCGCGCGCAAAAAGGCGATGAGTATGGTCCTTGGTCTAATATTGCAACATTCATTTACAAAGAAGAACCAGAACCAGAATTTCCTATTGATCCCGTTGGAGGAGATAAAGAACCTCCGGGAGCATTCGAAGATTTTTATAATGCAAAAGTTGAATTATTAGGACAGGAAATTCTCGATGACCAAGCAGCTGAAGAAATTGAAGTAGAACAAGATTTGGAGATTTTAACTTATCCACAAAATGGAGTAACACCTGAAAATAACCAATTCGTCTTTGAATTTGATCGTTCATTAGATCCCACATCTATTGATTCTGTTATCGTAATACGAAAGGATTTTTAACTATGGAAGTTATTAAAAACGTAGAATATGAAATCCTGGACAATATTCTTATTGTTACGTTACCAGATGGAATCAAAGATAATTCACAATATGAAATTCGCGTTAAGGGTCTTAAATCTATAGATGGAAAGGCACAGCTGGAAGAATTAAAATATAGAACCGTGACGGAATTATCGCCGTCATACTGCGGCGTATCCGATGTTTCAATGCTGCAAGACGTATTTGGTGTTCCAGAAAATACGATTTTATATTATATTCGTTCTGCCTCTAAGTACGCTGATTTTGTCATAGAAAATTCCGCCGGCATAGGGCAAAATGCAACGATTACTGAAATTACGGTTCCAATTCAAAACTTTGTTATTACAAAAGTTATGCTGGATTGTCTGTTAAATGCATTTATTAACAAAGCAGCTGGATCTGGCATTAAAGGAACGCTCGGTAAAATATCGTTTGAAAATACAGAAAAATATGCGTCTAATATTGATGATTTATTAGATTATTTAAAAGCACAGCTGAAGATGTGGGAATATGCAATGCGCGGATACACATTGGAAGGCAAGGCAAAACCTGTATGGGCTAAAAAAGCCTATAAGACGCAAGATCCGACTACGTTTGCACAACTCATTAACGATATCAACCGTGAGCCTCCAACTCCGGTATAAGGAGGTAGTTCATGCGCTATTTCGACGAAAACATTATCGCACTGATCGACCTTCTAGAATACGATATGTATATCGTACAACCAGATCCTACTATAGATTGTGTTTGTAAAAACTACGATACAAAACAGGGAAATCCATTTTGCCCTAGATGCTTAGGTACAGGACAAAAAATTAAGATTAAAAAGATAAAAGGCGTTCGGCAACCAGACAACATATCCTATGAGTCTATGGGTGTAACATCAGAAAAAGGTTGGTATTTTTTCAAAAATCAATACAAGGTCCACCGTGGAGATCTTCTTATTTGGAATAACGAAGTAGAGGAGATCGTCAAGGTGGACAGGTATTGTTCTGATAGCAATATGCCTGTTTATTATTATTGCGAAGTCGTTCGCAAAAAATCAGATGTTCGCCCATTCCTGGTTAATTTTTATCGAGCGATTCGAGGTAAGAAAAAATGACCGGCGATACGATTTTACTCATTGGGATTGACACCCATAAAATCAGTCTGGGTGAAGTACAGGATTACACAAGGCGCCAATCTTTAATTGATACATATGGCGAAGATTCTATTTTTATTGAGCCATTCAGTATTTTACAAGATAAATTTAACGCAGAAAATATTTCAGTATTAAACCTAGATTCATGGGATGATTTAAAAGAAGAAGAAGAACTTTTTAACCAGCATATATTTACGTATATTATTCCATTAGGACTTCGTTTATCAGACAGTTATGATAATATTTTTGAACAAAAAAGATATTTATATGCACAACTTTTAGTATGGATGACAGACGGTGTTCCATCCACAGTTATTATGACTGGATTGCATGCATCTTCTTTTAATACTTTAACAGAGTATTTGACATATGAAAAAGAAGAGATAAACGCAACGAATGGATATTTCTACAACTTACAGAAAAATAATCTTATTTATGTATCTAACGGACTTCAAAACTATACACAAGCCAATGTTATATTGGCGGGTATGTTATTGAATGACCTAGGAGATTATCCGCTACCCGATTCTATTGGTAATGCCTATTGGGATATGGATTATTGTGATGTAGATATGGATCTGGTTTGGTTTAGAAATAATTATTTACGTCCTACAACTGTCGAAAATTTAAAAAATTTTGCCGGTGATCTTTTTATTAAAACGGTCATGGTAGATCGTATTATTAAATGGCTAAAACGAAACTGGCCAGATATGAATGACTATATCGGCACAGCGTTTACAGATTATAAGCTTGTCAAGATTGTAGAACAATCAGAAGAATACTTAAAATCTTTTGTAGATTGGATTATTTATGATTATAAAATCATTTCCGTAGATACAGAGCAATATGCAGACAGTTCTATTGGAATCCATATTCATTATGAAATATGGCCAAAGTTTACAACGGAAAAATATGTAGACGAGGTGATTCTATGATTGTACACCATAATCAATTTGAAGAATTGTTATCTCATCATGAAAAATTGACGAGAAAACCAATTCCGAAAAAAGATTTTAGTAAACCATTAAAAGCAACGAAAAACGCAACGCTGGAAGATTTTATTTCGATGTTGGCAGAAGTATGCAGTAAAGCAATGAAGCCATGGAATGCGGAATTAAATCCTAATGAAGGCGCCGTATTAAAAGATGATGATAAAACATTAGATCATCCGGTGATTTTATATGAAGTTGTAAATCGCGTGCCTAAGCTTGAATTAAAGCCAAGGCAGCTGGAAGAAATTACGGAACAAATCGATCCGGATCAGCAAATACGACATGGAAGAACCTGGTCACAACGTTTTTCATGCGTTATCCAATTCAACGTTGTTGCCAGTGATTATGCTACAGCTAACGCGGTAATGACTACCTTAGAAGATACGATTTTCACCTATACTGGTTATTTTAAGAGCAAAGGCGTTGCGGAGCTCGTCTTCAAACGCCACTACACGGATAAGACCTATGATCGGTATCGCCAGTGGCTGTCTGTACGCAGCTTACAGTACGATATTGAAATAGAGAAACTGACCACCGTATTCGATACAACTATCGAAGAAATATCTATTTAATTAGGGAGTAAACTAACTAAATGAGCATTTTTAGTAACGAAGATTATTTGCCTGGTGTCGTTACGGAAATCGAGTCTGTTTATGCGGCCGATTGGGATACGTCTCTGTGGGGTACTACAGATTCTGTCGTTGTAATCGGTACTGCATTTGATGGGCCGACCGGTGATTTAGTACCGGTATATAGCCCGACTCATGGTGCATATCTGTATGGCAAGTCTTACGATTCTGTGACTCGCAAGGAAACAGATCTCGTGGCCGGCATCCAGGATGCTTGGGATCGTGGCTGTCGTACTATTTACGGCATGCGTATCAATGGCATCGAAATGCATAAAGACTTCCGCTTTGTAACCGATACCGATTTTAAACTGCGTGTACGTTCCAGATATCCTTCCAATTTAGGCAAGGAAGTATACGTTAAATTTGTAAATACTCCTGGTGCAGAAGCTATTACGATTTATAAACCAGCGGTTCGTGCTACGATTCGCGAGAAGATGAATGGTCTTGTTGAATCCAGCACTTCTGTAATGGTTAATGAAATTCGTTTAGCCAATGATTACGGATTTACAAAAGACAGCAAACTGGTAGATGTCATCGAAGTTGTTAACGATCACGTTTATAATAACGTTGTAGAATTAGCAATTGTTGATGAAAACGGAAATGATGTAACCTCTTCTCCGGACGCATATGATATCACATTAGGCTGCCTGTTCCCCGGTGTATACTTTATGGGCCGCAGCGAATCTGCTTGCACGAAACGTACTAACGTAGTTTCGCATTTGGTCTTAAGCGAAGATGATCCGAAACCGTTTACTGGTTTCACCGGTAATTACTACACCGAGCTGAAATTCAACTCTGATGTAGCATCTGAATATCCGATTTATTACGAAAATGTTCGTCAGATGCGTGAAGTATTACTGTCTGCGAACATTACAATGAAAGAAGCCGATGACTACCTGAAAGAACAGGGCGTATCTGCACGTGCATTTAAGAATGACGAAGTAGATTACGAAGAGACTTCTTTAACTCCGTTCCAAATCTACCAAAAGTTAGGCGAAGGTTATGCTGTAACCGCTATCGCAGAACGTCGGGTAGATGGCAACGGAAACGAGATTCTGCCGAAAGTAAAAGAAGCTCCTCTGGATGACGTACAACGTATTCAGCCGGTAGGCGATGGCGTATACTCTATTCTGCAGGATGCAAAAATTAAGTATCATGTACTGGCCAGCGGTATTTGCGCGGACCAGGAAATTGGCGGCAAAATTCCGAAAGCAGCTGCATTTAAAACAACAGTTGCTAACGATGTGCTGTTAATGAATGGTTTAATCAACGTAACTCCTAAAGTTGCAGAAGATGATACTACTGCAGCTAAAGCTTATTCCTTCTCTGTAGGGAAATATGATTTAGCTGAAAATCCGGTAGAACTGAACGACGAAACACTTTATAAAGAAGGTATCGCGGTTTCTGTAGGTTATGCCGAAAGTACTGATGATATCGAAGCCGTTACAAATGCTGAACCTGGCGAAATTGCTATCGTTGTAGCAGATAATGGTCCAACCCTTTATGTTGCAAATGCTAAAGGTAAGTTTACCGATGCCGTAGATAAAAACTACGCAGGAAGCTATACCGAAAACGGCATTGTAAAATATGGCGGTAAGATTTATGCAACCACAAATGGTATTTTCAAAGCTGATGAAGTAACGGAAGCAGATGCTCCTATTACTTTACAGCAAGTAGATCCAAGTGAAATCGGTAAAGATTTCATCCTGGTTGAATCTTGCGGCAAACTGTTCGTCATGAAAAATGATGCAACATTAACTCCTGTTTGCGAATATGATACCGCAGTAAATCTGACAAAAGATGAAGATGCTGAAATCGGGCTCTTCGTATTTGCAAGCAACAACGAAATCGGTGAAAACATTGTATCAATTAAAGGCGTAGACCTTGAAAGCATGACATTAGCCGACTTTGTTGAAGCATTAAACGAAAGTGCATTGCGCAAAATCTTTACTTTTGCCCTGACTTCCGCAGGTACTGTACTGCGTGATGAATACGTTGCTGACACACAAGATCCTTCTGATCCGGACAAAACAATTGCTGGGGCTGATACCCAGGCCAAAGAAGACGCAATTCAAAATGGCGAAAGCAACGCACAAAGCATGATTGAAGATGGCGCTGCCGTTAAATTAGAAGCCGATCGTACCCGTGGATATGACTATAGCAAGCATGTACCATATTATACGACCGATAACTTCATGCGGCATCTGGCACAGCATTGTACTTATACTGAACTTAAAACCGGTCCCGCTCGTGGTGTAATTGGCTTCAAACGGGTAACTGACCTGTCGAAGACCAGCCTCGCCAAGAAAGTGGCCGAATTGAAAGCTAAAAACTGGGATCTTTACGCCAAAACTTATTATGGCCGCAACATGCTTGACAGCAATAACCTGCCATATCCAATTGGACGTAATGTTTCCGCAGTCTTTGCACAGAATCGCGTTACGACGCCGAGCAATTATGTACAGGTTTGCAACGGTGCTACAGCATATGCCGGTATGGTATCTGCACTGCCGTTAGAACAATCTTCTACTGCACAAACCATCGATTTAACACCGATGTTCGAATTAACGCATTCTCAATTAACCGCCTTAACTGGTGCTGGCATCGTTTGTATCCGTCGGTCCTTTACAAAAGGTTATATCGTAACGGATGGCATTACGATGGCTCCGGTTGACGATGTATTGAAACGCCTGTTCAACACTCGTGTTATGGGTTATGTGGAAGACTTACTGCGTGCAGCAACAGAACCGTTTATTGGCAAAGCCAACAGTGTTACCAATCGCAACAGCCTGTCTACAGCCATTGATTCTGCTCTGTCTCGTATCACGGAAAACAGGAATGCGAATGATAACACAGCCTTGCTGCTGAGTTACGAATTCAGCCTGGCGGACGATGCTACAGCAGAACAATATACATATATTGATATCTACTACACCATTCGTCCTGTGAACGAAATCCGCAATATCTACAACCATATTCGGGTTACCAGATAATTGCATAGTGCCCGGGTGCGCCCTGCTTACCGCGGGGCATATCCCGGAGATTATTTTACTTCATAAGGAGAATAGAATAAATGGCTTACAATCACGTATCCAGTGATTATACACGTACCTACACTTCATTTTCTGGTTGTGACGTAGTCTGCACATTCGGATCTGTAGTAATCGGAGAATTACAAGCCATTTCTTATTCCGTATCTCGTGAAAAAGCTCCGGTATATACATTAGGTTCCGCTGAACCGCGTTCCTTCTCTCGTGGCAAACGTGGTGTAGCAGGTTCTATGGTATTCACGAGTTTTGACCGCGATGCTCTGCTGTATGCCTTGAAAGAAAATGCGGCAAATGCCGCTTCTTTCCAGCGTATCGGTGGCGAATTAAATATGCATCCGATCCGCATTGATGAATGGGATAAGAAAATGACCTCTCTGACAGGTTTGGCCGGTGACAATCTGGCATCCAGTCAGGCAGAAGACGTAACCAGGAAAATTGCCGTAGCGGCTGAGCCGTACTACGTAGATGAAATTCCTCCGTTCGATGTAACAATTTCTTTCGCAAACGAATATGGCCAGAAAGCCGTTATCGTTATTTATGGCGTAGAAATTCTGAATGAAGGCACTGGTTATAGCATTGACAGCATCATTTCTGAAAAGGCATGTACATTCGTAGCACGCCGTGTTCAGAGCATGCAGCCAGTGGATGAATAATTGAATTAACGTAATAAATAGGGCTGAAGAAATCATTCTTCGGTCCTATTTTATTTTTATTTGGAGTTTTATATATGGCCGCGGATCAAAAAAAATTATCGACAACTGGCAAGAAAGTTGTACAACTAATAAATCAAACTGTGACTGGCATTTATGAAGATGCGTTAAAACGAAATAATGAAGTATGGTTTTCAAACCAAGATCAAATTAAGCCTGTTGACAGTTTAATTTTGCATAGCAATATGGCAAAAGAAGCCAATACTATTGCAACGCAAATGCAATCCAGCTTAACGCAGGATGACAAAGATTTTATTAATCAATATATTATCGATTTACCACGCGAGATTGCTAATAACTATGCAAAACTCATAGACAGCCAGGGCGCAAAAATTGGAATGACGCCTGACTATAAATATGATGCAGATCCCTATACGGAACGAGTAGGTACATCCAGAACCGGCATTTTAACTACGCCGACATATGCAACATTCATGGAAGGCCGCCGGCTTAATAAAAATATATCGGGATATGCCGGTACAAATAATACCTATTCTATGTGCGATATCGTATGTTCTATCGATATTGAAACGAATAGCGGAGAACACGTTTACGCCGTATTAGGAAAACTGCAGACATTATCATATAGTATATACCAACAAAAACAACCTGTTCGTGTATTGGGCAATATGAACGCAAAAGACTATGTTTATGGTCAGCGCACGATTGCCGGTTCTTTAGTATTCGCTGTTTTTAATCGTCATTGGCTAGTCGATATTTATGACGAACTGGTTAATAAGGGTATTATGAAAAACTGGCACTACGTCGCTGATGAATTGCCGCCGTTTAATATCACGGTATCGTTTGCCAATGAATATGGCTATGATTCTAAGATGGCTCTTTACGGCGTTCGTCTTATGACGGAAGGCCAGGTTATGAGCATTAACGATATTTATATTGAAAACACGTATCAATTCGTAGCCATGGATATCGAATACATGGATGCGTTAAATGCTTGGCAAACGACAAATAAAATAAACCGGCGCTGGACCAACACAAAGGCAGCGGGCATTATTCAATCCAACGCAGATGCTAAATTAGCTGCGGCCAAAAAAGCAGAAGCAGAGGCTGCAGCGGCGGCTAAAAAGAAAATGGTTGGTAAAAATGTTAGCAATGAAAAAACAAATGACCAAAATAACCAGGGAAATGATAAGCAAGAAGATTTAAACAAATCTATTGAAGCTGCCGAAAAAGAATTGGAACGTATTGAAACAATAAACGGTCCGGAATCAGAAGAAGCAACTAAAGCAAGGAATAAGTTAGAAAACTTAAAAGAACAGCTTAATTCTTCTTCCGGTGCAACATTAAATCAAAAATCTCTTGTAAAAAACAATGGTTCTATTGCAGCATCATTAGATAAAAATGTCGAAGAAGATATAGCATTATTTGATGATTTATCAGAAGAAGACAATTCTGTTGCTACGCCATTAGACAAGACCGTACAAGAAGATATAGAACAATTTGACGACCAGTCAACAGATAATAACTGGGAAGAAGACGCTGACCAATATGACAAAGACCAAAAAGAATCAGAAGAATGGAAGAAAAGTTTAACATTACAAATGCCAGCTGGTGATCCAACAGTAAATACTGCTGCCGATCAGGAAACTAAATTATATCAAAATTGGCAAAAAGAAGTAGAACGAATCGAACAAGAATATCAAGATGCAAAAATTGCGGCCAATGGAGATGAAGATGAACTTGCGGATATAGAAGAATTACACGATGCAAAAATTCAAAATTTAGCAGAGCAATATGACTGGAAATATGAATATATTAGTCAAAATTATCCAGAAAAAATTAATGGAAAAACAAACCATTACAATTTTGGATCACAAGAGAATACAGCAATTAAAAAACTGAATATATTACAAGAACGTACTTTCCCAGATATTAGTGGAGATAGTGCCGAACTTACTCCGGAAGTACAAGAAGCAAATGACAAAGCTGTTGATATTTCGAATAATTTTAAAAACACTTTTAATACTATTTCCCAGCAGTTTGATACAATCAGTCAGCAGATTAATCAAACCAAAGAAGAAAGTAAAAGAAGCACTATCGACCAAACAATCGGTAATATGCAAGAAATTTTAGTAGATTATCATGCATTAGTCAATCAAGACGAAGATATTGTTGATGACGATTTAAAATCGTTCTATGATAAACTAAATGAAATTGAACAACAGCCTATTAGTAATGAAAAAAAATTTAATGCATTAAATACAATAAAAAATACGACTTGGAATACATATCAGGAATTTCAGTCTAATGCACAAAGACAAGCCAGTCAAAATGCAATTGAACTTAAAAATAATATAAATAGTGCAAATGCAACAATACTAGAAAACGAAAACAATGCTAATACTCAGTTAGCAGAAGCCAAAACAAATTCTATTACATCTATAATCAATAATGCTTCTGATACGATTGCTTCTTATAAAAATGATGTTGTACAATGGTTACAAAATCATACAGGTCAATCAGAAGACATTAATATGCCAGAAGAAACGCAAAACTGGTTTGATGATTTAGAAGATACAGTGTCACAATATAGTTTGTCTACTGCGGCTGAAGAAGCCTATAATCGTGGTAAACAATTTTTCACAGAAAAAAGACAAAACGATATTGATAGAATTTTTACAACAGATCAAACAGACGGGCTTTCTATTGGAACATATACGCCAGAAACATTAATGGGCCAAACGGAAGAAAGTCTGTTGGATCAATTAAAATTAAAATATGATGCAGCAAAAGAAGATATTAAAAATGGAGCTGCGGCATCTATTTTAATAGCAAATCCTACTCTTGCAGCTGCAGTAGGAACACATTTTATAGCAAAACAAGGTTTATTAGACAAGTGTTTTGACAATGAAGCATCAAACATAAAACAATGGTTTGCAGAAAAATCTAGCAATATTAACATTGAACAAGACTCATATGATGAAAAAGAAATATCATATGATAATAATGAAAACATAGACTATAATATACAAATTCCTTCTATTTTTGCAGACAATGCGTTAGGCAAACAAATTACAGATGATTATTTAAAATCTACAAGCCAACAAGAAGTCGTTGATAATCTGGCAGATAATTTAAACGAAAAAAGACAAGAAATTCTAGAAAACAATACAACTGATTTTTCATTAACCAATAGTATAAAAAATCAATATCAGAAGTTATCTAAAGATTTTATCAATATAGAAAATACGATTAGAGAAAAAATTGGATTGCAACAAAGATCAGAAATTACAGATTTGTATGATCAATATGAAGATGACATTGCCCAACACTATCAAACACCAGATCCTTCTGACCCTGATAATCAAATAACATATTCTCCGGCTATTAAAATGGTTAATAATATGCGTGAATTAATGGAACCAAATTATAATATTCCAACAAATACCACAGGTGGACCAGAAGGCGCAGGAAAAGGCCCTAACAAATTACAGCGGTTTTCATTAGATGGTGGAGATACGCTAGGATGGGGATATGGTGAAAATAAAACAACCTGTATTACAAGCTGCTCTATAGCATGTCCAGGTACTTTTTTAAATCCAAATGGATATGATTATATAATGGACACAGACAAAGCCCAACAAGCAGCAAAAGCGGCCGGAGCTTATGTCCGATATGGAGAAGGCAACAAATACGCTTGGGAAAGTGTATCACAAGAGCAATTAAACCAAATGTATCGTCCACGACCAGGAGATGTAATAATTGTAAGTACCAAAGATTATCAAGATGGCGGTCATGCGATGATGGTCATGGAAGACGGGCAACACTTAATACATACCGGATCAGGTATTAGCAGCTACATTGACGAAAATGGCAAATTCGTTGATGCGTTAGATATTATTAAAAGAAACGAAACATATAAAAAAGAGCATAATGGTCAAGATAGTAGAGAATTCATTGATAATTTACGAAGAACAGGTGTAGATCCGCATTTAACTGTAGATATGTTGATGACATATAAAACAGGAAATAGTGAAGATTTTGAAAAAGAAGGCGATCGATATTTAATTGCCTGTTTACAAACCAGTAAATATGCTGACGACGTAAATATGACACAAGATTCGCAGTTAACAGCATTACGTAATTTGAAAGTTCGATAAAGATGGATACGACAAATACAATTATATTATATCAAATTGAAGATACGGTATCTTTTTACTTTAATAGTTACAAACTAGGATATCATACATTGGTTCTTTTTAATGTAATGTACGGCAAGAAAGAAATTATTTTAACAAAACCAAATATGATCTTGTCAGGACTGCCTGCCGGACATTATTATTTCTATTGTAAAAATGATGAAGGCAAAGAATCTGGAGATATTCAGGTTGATATCAATCTTTCTACGCAGAAAGAATATTTAGACAATATTTTAATTGCTAATGATATTCATAAATCTCCCTATACAGACATAATTCATTCTCTTGATAATGAATCATATATTGTCGATTTATATAAATTATATAAAAATGCAGAAAGCAATAAAGAACAATACGAAACATTGCTTACAATTTTGGTCAATGATTATAATGCGCGCCAAGAAAAACTAAACTTGTTTGTGCATCCATTATTTACCTTTAACAAAAACAAGAATATCATTACATCATTTTATAATTTGCCCTATACTTTCTATGTTTACAGATATAATCAATTAACTGATCAATGGATTTTAGAACAAAATCTAAACAAATACGAAACAAATATATTTGAATTATCTGGTAAATCGTCGGAATTATATCGTATTTCAGTTTTGAGCGATTTTTATCTTATACGCGAATATTATCTATACGAACCTTCTAAAACGCTGTCAGAAACGATTTTGGAGCGTCAAATTTTATCTAATAAAATAATTCATGAAAAAACAGAAGAATTATTAAAAAGTGAAACAAACATAAACAATGATTTAGATCAATACAAATTAGCCGCAGCAATTTTAGACTTTGATATAACAAAACCTATATTGCGTCGCCCTATCGTAGAGATAGAAAGTGATACTGTCGTAGAAATTACAATTCCAGATTATGAATTAGTCATAACTTCTGGTAAACCAATATATCTTACTTCATTAGCTACTACAGAAATTTTATCTGGCAGTCAACCTTATAAAGTGCAAGTTACAGCTGGTCAAATGAAAATGTCTCCAACTGATTTTATTTTAAATTCGGATATGGAATATATTTTTTATTTGACAGACGAACAAAATAAAAAACTGAGCCAAGTAACATTGATATCATTTAACGAAGAATATCCCATAGAAGAATATGCTAATACATATCGCAAGATCCAACTAGATCGTTATCAACGAAAATTATATAAAGTATTTCAACAGTACAGTCCGCAGAACTGGAATACTATTGCCTTAATTCTGGATAAATATTTTTTAGGCTCAGAAAAAAATATATCATTTTCAGAATTTGTTATACAGCAGCTTACTTGTTTGGATCCAAATCAATATGATATTGGCTTTATGATACAATTAGTTCTGCTGTGCGATTTACAGCACTTTACAGATATTGATGTAAATTTCGTAAAAAAACAAGTTTATGCAGTTCCATATAAAATGCATATATTTCCACGAAGTGATACAAATTATGTAATTTGTTCTGTACGAATTAGCAATGATGAAATACTATATCAATATTATCGTTCTGGTAATGATGGAACTGAAATTAGAATAGACCAAGGAGATATTGTAATTTTACAAGCAATCGATTTAACAACATGGAAAAAATCTTCGATTGCATTTTATAATAACAAATATCCTGGTACACCATATTTTTATTTTCCAGAATTGGAGGTAGAAGTACAACATGGCCTCTACTAAAAGAGGAACTGCAACAGGAAAAGCGCCAGCCAATGTGGCCGGTACGGCTGCTGAGCGAAAAGCAAGACAAGCTGCCGTTATTAACGCACAATATCAAATTGCAAAATATTTAGGCTCTTCTACTATACCGTCATTCATTATATGTGCCGGAACAGAAAATTGGAATGCCGTAGAAGGAGTTTATACTTTTGATTTTGAATTTCCGGAAAAACCGGAAAACAATTCAAATCCAAAAGACAACCAAAAACCGGAAACACCGGCAAATCCGGAACAGCCGGCACAAGAAGAAGTAAAGAACAGAATCAATATTGCTCTTCCAAGCAAGATTATCGATTTTACCGAAAGCACATTGCAAAATTCTACGTTTGAAAAAATGACGGCAGCATTAAAAAAGGCTTATGATAAAATCGTAGAGCAAATTGAAACAACAGTTGACGAATTTAATAAAACTGCTAATTCCGCAGAAAAAAACCAGGCTGCTGTTGATAAAGATGTAGCCATGCAGGCACTCGGGCAAATATACAATAAACAATACGATGAAATTATTGCATATTATCAAAAACATAATCTACTGCCAAATCAAAGACAAACAACGCCTAATCAACAACAAAATCAAAACCAGTTAAACGTCGTAAATCGTCTTATGGAGCTTCGAAATACTCCAGGGTATCAGAACTATACAGTCGGCACAGAAAAGACGATAGACGGCGTTGTAGGCTCTTCTGTATATAAAAAATATTATTCTGACATCAGCGCGGAATTATATTTTAACGGGCATTGGTTCGAAGATATCTCAGCTGTGCAATGGCAAGTGCAGCGACAAACTTATCCGTTATTTGGATATAATTCTTTTATATACGATGATGTTGCTTTGGGAAATCGTATTATATATGGCGCCTTTTCCATTAACTTTACAGAACCAAATCGCTTAAACGACGTTATTGCAAAATCCAAAGTAAATGAACGTGCTGATACCGATACAGCAAGCTACGAAAAAGTAAGCCAAACCGTTAGTAAAACTACTATCAATGTACAAGGACAACAAACA